GTGACCTGCCTTCGCTGCTACTCCCCCGCGTTCATCGCGGAGCGTACCGGGGCGCCGTTGTCCACGGTCTATGCCTACCGGTCCGGGGCGCGTACCGTGCCGCTTGATGTGCTCGCCAAGGTCACATCGGAGGTCTCGCCGCCGGTGGACATTGTGGAGGCGTGCGGCATGGTGCTCATGGTTGAGCCGGCCTGATTGCACACCGGGGCCGCGTCTGGTATGCAGGTATTGACCTCATGGTCTTCCGTTGTCCCCCGGTCTCTTCGGAGGCCCCCCGTCCGGTAGCTCCGGGCGGGGTGTGGGTGCGGCGACGGATTCACGACAACGGAGACGACATGGACAAGGATAGCCCCGGTGGGGGCGATGGATGCGCACGTCTGTACGGGGCCACGCTGTACCCGGTCGCGCGGCGGCGGCTTGCTCGGGAGGTTGCCCGCGGGCTGCGGTCGGTGAATCCGAAGTGGCTCGCATGGCAGTACCACGGCCGCGGCAAAGAGCCGGCCAAGTGGGTGTTCCCGTGCGGGGTGGTGGAGTCCTCGGGACCCGAGAGGGGCGCGGTGTGGGTGCCGTCGTCCGCGGGGGAGTGGGTGGCCCGTGAGGCGCCTCGCTCGCTCGCAGACGGCATCGCGCCGTACTGGTACCAGTCCGAGGCCGTCGAGGCGGTGCAGCGCGGGCACGGCGGGGTAGTCGAAGCCCCCTGCGGCGCCGGGAAGACCGGTATCGGGACGTTCCTTGCCGCGGGAGTGGAGGGGCGCGTCCTCGTCCTCGTGCACACCCTCGACCTGCAGCGACAGTGGGTGGCGCGGCTCGAGTCGTGGCTTCCCGGTGTGTCCGTCGGGCGCATCGGCGGCGGCAGGAACCAGCGAGACCGCGACATCGTGGTGGCGTCCCTGTCGACGCTCGCCCGGTGGTCGTGGGATGACCTGCGCACGTTTGGGGTGGGCTTCGGCCTGCTCGTGTGCGACGAGTGCCACCACGTGCCGGCCGAGACATGGGTGCGGGTGGTCGCTGCCCTTCCTGCCCGGTGTCGCGTCGGACTGACGGCCACGCCCAAGCGCAAGGACGGTCTGCACGACTGGATGCACTTGGCCCTCGGGCCGACGGTGTACCGCATCAACCAGCGCACGCTCGACGAATCCGGGCGCACGATGCCCCCGGACATCCGGCTGGTCGCGACCGGGCACGAGGTCGTCGAGCAGGACCACGCCGCGCACACACTGCGGGACGTGCTCGGCGACGACGACCGGCAAGACGTGCTGTGTCGGGCGGTCGGGCAGCTCGTGGAGGACGGGCGGCGCGTCCTCGTCCTGACGGCACGGGTCGACCACGCACAAGCGACGGCGCAGGAGGTTGCCGGGATTGCGCTCGTGGGGACCGTCGGGGCTACCCGGCGCGCGGAGGCGCTGGCCGCGGTGCGGTCGGGCGCGTGTCGAGTGCTCGTCGCTACGCAGCTCGCGGACGAGGGCCTCGACCTGCCCGAGCTCGACGCGGTGGTGCTCGCGGCGCCGTCCTCGCATCGGCCCGCGACCCGTCAGCGCATCGGGCGGGCGTGTCGTGCGTTGCCCGGCAAGCGGACCCCGGTGGTGGTCGACCTGCGGGACGGCGGCCGGTGGGCAACCCGAAAGGCAAGCGCACGGGACGCGCTCTATCGTCAGATGGGGTGGGCGGTCCGGTGGTGGGTGGTGGCGCCGTAGTGGCGCAGGTGGTATTCTTGACTTGACCCTGTGGTCACCTTCGACCCGGCGCCCCCCGGCGCACCCTCCCCGTTGGCCGGCCAGCCACGGGGAGGGCATCGGGCCAGGTGGCCCAAACGTCGAAGGTGACATCATGGAAGGAAAGACCCGCATGTGCGGGGACGGATTGGTGCGTCTGGACTGGACCGAAGAAGTCCGCGACCGCTGCACCGTCGAAGACGTGGCGACGGCCCTCGGATGGGATGTGTGGAGCAAGGCCGGCGCCCGCGGGTTTCCGTGCCCCGAGCACCCCGAGCGGCACACGGACGGACGCCCGACCGGGCGCATTGTGCGTGGCGGCGCGGCCTGGTACTGCCATCGAGGCGGGCACGGCGGCGGCCCGATTGCGCTCGTGTCGTACGCCCTCTTCGGAGCGGCGACGGTGCGGGGTGAGCAGTTCCACGCCGTGCGGGCATGGTTTGCGGAGCGGGGATGGTGCACACCGTGGGAAGGGCGCCGCAAGTCGGCTCCGGTGCCGATTGCGGCGCCTGTGCGGCCTGTGGTGCCTCGGCAACGGCCCGAGCCCGCCCGTGCCCCGGCTGCGGAGGTCGCGGCCCTGTGGGGCGCTTGCTACCCGCTTGGGATGCCCGACACGCCGGCCGGTCGGTGGCTCGCTGCGCGCGAGCTCCACGGCCCGGCAATCGGGGTGCTCGACATCGCCCGCGGCATCCCCGCGGACATCGAGGCGCCTACGTGGGCCGGCTTCGGTGAGGGTGAGCGCTTTCGGCCGTGGGGTGCCGCAGGATGGGGTCTCGCGCTGCCCTGCTACGACGCCCGTGGGCAGCTCGTGGCAATCCGGGCGCGGTGGACGGGGACGCAGGACCGCGACCTCGGACCCGTCGACGCCGACCGGTCGGAGACCTACCACGACTTCGGCGACTTCTGGGAGGAGCTGCCGCCGCCCTTTGCCGGCAAGGAGGTGAGCCCACGCGGCGCGGGATACTGCCGCGGGGCGGTCTACGCGGACCCGGTCGGGCGGTGGCTGCTGTCCTCGCTCGGGCAAGGCCAGATCGATCCGCTTGCGCCGGACCTGCGGTGGAGCGGGACCGTCATCATCATCGAGGGCGGCCCGGCGTTCCTGCGCTACGCGACACAGCCTGGTCGGGTCAAGGTGCGCGACGGCCTCGGCTACACGCCTGCGGTCTTCGGGGTGTGGTCGGGCGCATGGCCTAATGACGACACCGGCCGCGCGATTGCTCGACGGTGTAAGGTGGCGCGCCGCGTGATTGTGGCGTGCGACGACGACGAAGGAGGTGACCGCATCGGGCGCCCCATCATCCGCGCACTGCAGGCGGTGGGGTGCACCCCGATGGTGCAGGATTGGCAGGAGGTGGCCCGTGGGTGAGCAGCAGATGACAGATGCCGGGCGGACGGGGCTGTCTCCCGATGACGCCGGCCTGACGATTGACGACCTCGAGCAGTACGCCCGGCCGCTGGAAATCGTCGCCGGCTCCGCTTTCGACCCGCCCATGCCGCCGGATGGGCCGTGGGACTTCGACGAAATCGAGGGACATCAACCGGCCCGCATGTGGCGGGGCGACGAGGCCGAGCTCGCGGGCATCCTGCGGGAACGGTGCCTCGGACGCTACGCGGTCGGCATCGAGGGCGACCTGTGGCAATACGACCCCGGCCGTAAGGGCTGGCGACACATCGAAGAGGCTGAGGCGGTGTCGTGGGTGGCGCGGTGGGCGGGGACGCTCGTGTACCAGGGCAACAAGCGCAACGGAGAGGTGCGGGTCAATCCGCTGTCGCTGTCTCTCGCGAAGGCCCGCGGGTCTGTTCGTCTCGCCGCGGCACAGCTCCACCAGCGGTCCGATAGCGGCGACTTCTGGCGGCCGGCGCAGCTCCAGGGGCATCGGGTCGGGATTGCACAGTTTGCCGACGAGGCGGTGGTGGTGACACAGACCGGCCCCGGTGCCTTGTCGCTGTCGGTGGACAGTCCGCACCCGCGGCACCGCGTGCGCGCGTCTCGTGTCCTGCCCTGCCCGTGGCTCGGGGTCGTGGAGCCGGACGCCGTAGAACGCGCCTGCCCGGTCCTGTGGGGCATCCACCGCGATTGGTGGGGCCACCATGGGGCAAGCGAGGCCCGCGCGCGTCTGTCGGCCGTGTTGGAGGTCCTAGGGGCATCGGTGCTCGGCTTCGCCCCGGCGATGGCTCGGGCGCTGTTCCTGTACGGGCCAGGCGGCACGGGGAAGTCGACCCTGATTGACCTGATGACGCGGTGGTGCCAGCCAGGCGCCGTGTGCTCGGTGACGCCGCAGGACATGAGCGACAACCGCTTTGCCCCGGCCCGGCTCGATGGGGCGTTGATGAATGTCGTCGACGACCTTCCCGCCGATGCCATCTCCGACGCCGGGGTGTGGAAGTCGGCCATCACGGGCGGACGCATCGACATCGAGCGCAAGGGGCGCGACGGGTACGGCATCTATCCGAGCGCCGGCCACATCTACGCTGGCAATCGGCTACCGGCCGCGGTGCGCGCGAACTCGGGATTTTGGCGGCGGTGGCTCGTGGTGGAGTATGACCGCGTGTTCGCCGGGACGCAGGGCGACCGGCCCGTGATTCGCGAGCTCGCCGCCGAAATGCCCACCATCATGGGCGCGGCCATCGGCGCGTTCCTCGCAACCGGTGGGGCAGGCGGCAGGGGGTACACCGAGCCCGGATGCCATGCCGACATCATGGCGCAGTGGGACCGCGTGTCGGACTCGGTGACCGCGTTCGCCGAAGAGCACATGGCCGCCCTCGGCGACGTGCCGAAGGTGCAGTGGCCGAAGCGGTCGCAGGTGTACCGGGCTTATCGGGGCTGGTGCATGGACTGCGGACGGCGCCCGGTGAGTGCGCACGAGTTCTCGAGCCGTGTGAAGGACATGGGCATAGGTCTCGCGAAGTCGCGCGGGGCATGGCGCGTCGGGTGCGAGCTGCGGGACTTGGAAGACCGTGGGGCATGAGGTGGGGCACCGTGGGGCATGTGTGGGGCATGAGTGGGGCATCGCGGAAATCGGTGAGAATGCCGACGCAGGGCCGCTCCTCGGGGAGCGTGGGGCACGTGGGGCACGTTTTTCCAACTCCATTTTATATGTGGGCGTTTTGTTTTCCTCATACGCGAAGGACTTTAAAATCCATGCCCCACATGCCCCACGCTGCACCAAAACGTGCGACAGCACGGGCGTTTCACCAAATCGAGACATGCCCCACTCGTGCCCCATTGATGCCCCACGGCAACACACGGAAACAGCAAAACCCGCCCGGCGACGGGGTTTTCGGTAAATCGCGACATGCCCCACGCCATGACGGTAGGTGGGTGAAATCACACACGGAGGACGACATGGCAGGACACGGGCACATCGGAGCGGAGCAAGGGCGAGGGCCCTGCGTGGTCTGCGGCTCGACCGGGGACGGCGAGTGCTCGGCACGGATGCGGACGGCGACACCCGGCGGACCGCGGGACCGGTACGACACGGCAAGGGCGGTCGGGTGCTGGATGGACCGGGAACGGCCGGTGCCCCTCGAGGTCAATGCGGACGGTGGCCGTCCTGATGGGTGGGGGTGAGCCGATGCGGTGCGAGCGTGATAGACTGCACGAGGAGGGCTGAATCATGCCACAAGACGCCCCATTGGACGAGCGCCAGATTCAAGCGGCACGCATGGAGGCCCAAGGCGTGGTCATGCGCGAAATCGCGGAGGCGGTCGGTGTGAACCGGAAGACCCTCTACCGGTGGCGGGACAACCCCGCGTATCCGGCGCTTGTGGCTGCCCTCCTCGATGACGCGCACCGGTCTGCCCGTGCTCGCCTGCGGATGGGGGTCACGGACGCGGCGACCCGTATCCATGCTCTCATTGGCTCGGAAGATGAGCGCATCGCCTTGTCCGCTGCGCAGACCCTATTGGACCGCGCGGGCCTGCCCAAGGCCGAACGCATGGAGCTGTCCGCCGACGTCCGCGCCTCGGGTAGCGTGACGGTCGACCCCTCGGACGAGCTCGCCGCGATGCTCGCCGGGGGTGGCGAATGAACGCGCCACTTCGGGTGGACCCCGACCGCTTGACGCGCCTCGTGTGGGGGGCGGTTGTAGCGGCGCTGCTCGCCGCTGTGCTGCTCGCCGGTGGCGTGGGAGCCCTCGGGTACACCCTCGGGCATCGGGACGGCTACGCGGCAGGTATGGGGCTCTGCTCGTGGACATAGGGCTGCGGCTCGTGTCTCGACCCGACGCCCCACCGAGCCCACCCGCGTGGGCGTCCTACTACGACCGCCTCCGATGGGCGCTGTACGTCGTGCGGCACGGGTGCGACGTGCGCCCCGAGATGATGGACGTGTGCCGACGTCTCGTGGCCCACGAGGTCGCGCAGCGCAAGGAACACGCGGGGCACCCGCTGCGCTTTGTCGAGCTGTGGAGGCCCGAGTGCCGGACTTGTTCGGACCCGACGTGGCCCCGCCTCGCGGATGGCCGACTCGGCAACGTCGCCGGCAAGCCGTGCGGGCGGACCGGCCCCCATGATGAGCAGCCCATGCACGGGGTGTCGATGGAGCACACGGGCGGCGGCGTGCACCGGTGTCCGGCCTGCGGGGTCGAAGAGGAGCGGACAAGCCAGCGGGAGCTCTTGCGGCGGTTCCTCGAGTCCTCGGCGCTGTACTTCGTGGCCCTCGGCGGCAACCGGTCGAGCAAGTCGTGGAGCGGGTCGGTCTGCGGTGCAATAACGGCCATGGGTGCCGACCACCCCGACGTGCGGGAGTTCCTGCGGCGCAACGGTCTCGGGGCCGGTCGACTCCAGGCGGCGCCGGCCCTCGTGCTCGCCGGTTCCATCACCAACGACGACAGCCGGGACTACCTGCGGCCCATCTACGACACGCTCTTGCCCTCGGATTGGGCGTGGTCGGCTCGATTCGCGGCGCAGACGGCCGCCGCGTGGATGCCGGGGTCGGGGCTCGGGCTACCGGGGTCCATCCTCTTCAAAACCACCTCCGGCGCCGATGCAAGCAAGCGGTGGCAGGGGACGTCCTCGCCTCTCGTCCACAACGACGAAGACCACGGAGACGTGGAAGTGCTCCGCGAACAGGTGCGCGCCGTTGCAGACCAGGGCGGCCGGTGGCTCGGGACGTTCACCCCGACGCGGGGCAAGTCGGCTGCGGTGGTGGACATCCTGTTCCGCGACCCTCCGCGGGCAGCGGGTGAGGTTGAGGTCTACAGGCTCGACCCGACTGACAACCCGATGATTGACGGCGACGCCATGGCCCGGTGGCTCGGGTCGATGACCGAGCGTGAGAGGCGCGTGCGTCGGTTCGCGGAGTTCGTGCAGCTCGAGGGGCTGGTGCATCCCACCTACGACGAGGCCGTCCACGTCATCGAGGCACTACCCGACGCCGAGATGGCCGATTGGCCCCGAGTCGATGGCGCCGACTTCGGATTCCGGGCGCCGTTCGCGTACATTTGGGGCGCGGTCGACCCGCGCGGGACCTTGCACATCCTCCGCGTCCGCTATCAGGCGAAGGTCGGCACCGACGCGCACGTGTACGCGGTCCTGCGGCACGAGTCGTGCCCCGATTGTTGGCCCGGCCCCGAGGACTGGCCCGCCGACCGGTGGTGGGACCGGAGATTCATGCGTGCCGAGCAATGCGGGACGTGCGACGGCACCGGGCGCCGACTTCCCGAACCCTACGCCCGTGCAGCCGACCCGGCGGACGCGGACGCGCGCGACCGGTGGGCGGCCCTCGGACTGCCGACCATCCCCGCAAACAAGGCCCGGCGCGAGGGGTTCCAAGCGCTCGACCGCTTGCTTGAGGTGCAGGACGGCCGCCCCGGTCTCGTCATCCATGACCACCCGAGCACAGCACCGCTCCGGGTCGAGCTGCGGGAGCTCGCCTGGAAAGACCCGACGGCGGGCAAGCGCTCGCAGCTCACGGTCCACCGAGAGACTGAGGTAGCCGGGCCTGACCACGCATGGGACGCGCTCCGCTACCTCGTGATGGAGGCCCGACGGCTACGTCTGCTCGCGTGGGATACCGACGCCCCGGATGAGGAGTCGTAGCGCACCCGCGCCCCTACGTGATAGTGTGCTCCCATGTCAAGCCCCATCGCCCGTCTCTCGCTCCCGGTCCGCGTCCTGCGGGCACTGTCGGTCGTGACAACCGAGCCCCCTCGGGACGAAGACGCGTTCGTGGCGGGGTCCGACTTTGCGATGGCCGAGGCCGTCCCGGTCCCCTACGACCCGAAACGCGCCGCGTCTGCGCTCATCGCGAACCCGTGGTATTGGCGCGCGGTCGCCATCCGGGCAAGCAAGCTCGCCGCGCTGCCGCTCCAGGTCCAGCGGCAAGGCTCCGACGGCTGGGAGCCAGCCGAGGACCACCCGCTCTCCGCGCTCCTCCACAAGCCGAACACCTCACAGACGGCCCTACAGTTCCGGGTCCAGCTCGCCACCGACCTGCTCCCGGCCGGGAATGCCTACGTGCTCCCCGCGGGGTGGTCGGTCCCCGGCACCGCCCCGGCGGCGCTCCTGCTCCTCGAGCCCGCACGGGTCACCATCACACCAGGGCATGACGGGTCGCCGCTTGCCTACGTGTACGACCAACAGGGCGTCACGGTCAACTACTCCCCGGACGTCATCGGCCACATCAAGTACGCATCGGCGGGGACGGGTCTGTTCCGGCTGTATGGGACCGGCGAGGTCCAGCCGATGGATCGCGACATCGCCGCAGACGTCGCGCTCGCCGCGCAGATGGCGCGGAAGTCGGCACGAGGTCGACCGGATGCCGCCTACGTGCCCCGCGACCCGAAACAGACCTGGGGCCGTCCGCAAGTCCGGGACATGCAGACGCAGATTGACCGCATCCTGCGCGAGCAGACGGGCGGGGTCGCGGTCATGTCCGGTGCGGGCCAGTTTGAGGCCATCGACTGGACCATCGGCGACCTCGGAGGCATTGAGGCCCGCGAATACGCCCGGTCTGTCGTGGTCGCGGTTACGGGCGTGCCCCCCACGCTCCTCGGGCTCCAGTCAGCCAACTACGCGACCGCGGAGATGGAGCGCAAAACCTTCATCACGGACACGCTCGCCCCGCTCGCTTCGTTGCTTGATGACGCGCTGACCGACCTTGCCCGGCGCCTTGGGTTCCCCGACGTGCGCATCCGCCACGTCATCCCCGAGACAGACGACGGCCGCGCGGAACGGCTCGCACGGGTGCAAATCCACGTCGCAAACGGCATGGCCCCGGCCGATGCTTACGCCTACGAGGGCTTTGACGACGCGCCCGAGGTCGCAGGGTTCGGGGTTGCGGTTGACGCTCCCGGTGCACCAGAGCCCGAGCCCACGGACGACGGCGCCGACGACGAGGCCCCCGACGACGAAACGCGCGCCGACATCGCAGTCCAAGCGCAGGCCCTCCGGTCAATGCTCGTGGACGCGGACCCGGACGACGAGGACGACCTTCGTACCGAGCTGTCGGTGCTGCTCGACATGCTCGGGCCGGTGCTCGGATGACGGCGGGGTTGCCCTACAGCCGCAGCGACGGCGGCAAGGCGCCAAGCCGGTACGATGACATCGACCTCAAGGCAACCCGGCCGATGAAACGGGCAGCCAAGCGCGGAAAGGACCTCCGCGAGAAACACCGCCGCGGCGGGACGCGCAAGGGCCTCGCGATGGCCAACCGCATCCTCTCGGGTGAGCGCATCCACCCGGACAACGTGCGGGACATGTTCGCCTTTTTCGAGCGGTTCGCGTCTGAGGCGCAAAAGCAGCGCGGCACCGAGCGGTGGGACACGTCATCAGACAAGGTGGGACCGCTGCGCATCGCTTGGGACCTGTGGGGCGGCGACTCGGGCCGGGCCTGGAGCCGCCGCAAGCGGGCCGCCCTCGACCGCGCCGACGAGCAGGACAAACGCTACACGCTCGAGGTCTGCGGGCCGGTGGTGCGTGCCCTCGAGGTGCAAGCCGGCGAAACTCCCCGCGGCGCCTACTGGCGTGCGTGGCTTGATGCCGTCCAGCGCCCCACCGAGCGGGCCATCCGGGCGCAATGGCGCGCAGGCCGGGGGGGCATCTTCCCCGCGCAGGCGCAGCGCTACGCGGACCGTGTAGGCCGTGTGCTCAGCGGCCAACGGTCGGTCACCCGCGCGGACGTCACCGACGAAGAGCTCCGCGCCATCCTGATGTCAGACGCCGAGCTGGTTGCGGTGCGGGAAGCATTCGACGATGAGACGGTAGCCCGCGGGGTGCGCCGGGCCTACGCGCTTGTGGCGCGCCGCCTCATGGATGATCTCGACTTTGACCCGACGCTGGACCCGACCGAACAGGTCATCGCGCAGATGGTGACGCAGGTGCAGCAGGTCACGAAAGACCGCATCGCCAAGCTCGTCCGGTCTGCGCTCGCCGAGGGGGCAAGCGTCGGCGACCTCCAGCGGGCCATCATCCTCGACCAGTCGTTTAGCCCGGCGCGTGCCCTCACCATCGCCCGAACCGAGACGGCCCGCACCGTGTCGGAGGGGCAGGAGATGGCGTTCAACCAGGCCGCCAACTTGGGCGTCGAGTTTATGAAAGAGTGGGTGAGCAGTCGCGACGATGCCGTCAGGCCTACTCATGTCGCGCTCGACGGCCAGAAGCGCCAACCCGGCGAGCCTTTCGACTCCGAGAGCGGGGCAAGCGGCCCCGGTCCGGGCCTGTTCTACGTCCCCGAAGAGGACATTAACTGCCGGTGCGTTGCCCGCCCGGTCGACATCCGAGGGTAACCATGGATACCGCACTTTCGCCGATTCTCGTCACCTGTACCCCCGCCGATGTCGTCCGCGGCTGGATTGGGCAAGCCTCCCGCGCGGGGTTGTCTCCCGAGGTGGTGCCCCGCATGGCGGACGCGCTCGGCGGCACCATCGAGGACGTCCACGCAATCGCGCGGGGCTCGCTGCCTCACCTCGGGCAGCTCCTCGACGGCGACCTCGTGCAACGACTCGCCGGGTCCGTGGGGGCGTCCCCGCTTGACCTCGCCTACCGGTCGGTCCTCCGCTACGACTCGACCGGCGCACCCGAGCCCATCGAGGACGACGAGGACAAGCCGCAAGGCTACCGCTTCGTGATGAGCGACGCGCAGCCCGACCGCGCCGACGACATTGTGGAGCAGGGATGGGACCTCCGCGAGTTCATCGCAAACCCCGTGGCACCCTACAACCACAACTACACCGCGCCCCCCATCGGCCGGTGGGAAGACGTCGCGGTTGAAGGCGGCGTGCTCCGCGGTACCCTCATCCCGACCCCGGTGCAGTCCTACCCGCTGTCGCTCACGGTCGCGGCGCTCCTCGAGGCCGGCACCCTGCGCACGTGCTCCGTTGGGTTCAGGCCGTCGGCGGTGCTCGCACGGTCCTCGCTCCCCGAGGACGACCCGCGCTATGCAGACCGGGGCTACGTGTACGCGCTGCCCCGTTTGTTGGAGTGCTCGCCTACCCCTATGCCGATGAATCCGCGCGCCGCCCGCCTGCGCACCACGGACGCGGAACCTGTCAAGCGGTCGGCCCCCTCGGGGCTGCCGTGGTCCCCCTCTCCCATCTCGTCCGGGCTCCCCTGGACTTGACACCCCCACCCGCCTGGGTCCCGTGATAAGGTGCAGGCGACCGCCCATGCTGGGCATTCACCCGAACGGAGGCATCATGCCCACCACACAGGCCGAGTGGAACGCGTTTGCTGCGACCACCGCACAGAAGGCCCAGCAGCTCGCCGAGAAGGTCGAGCAGGGCGAGCGCAACCGCGCCGAGCAGACCGAGCAAATCAAGCGCATGGCGGACGACCTCCGCACCGTGCGTCAGGAGCTCGCCGAGGCCAAGGCCAAGGCCGCCGACCCCCTCGCCACCCTCGGCGGCACCGACCGCGAGCTCGTGCAGCGCTTCGTCGACACCGACGGCAAGGTCTTCCTCCGCGGCCACGAGGGCGGCGCGTCCGAGCGCTTCCGCTCCGACTCCCCCGGTCTGCTCGCGAGCCAGCCCGTCAACGACGTGCACCGCGACCTCATCGACGCCACCGAGCAGCTGTACGTCCTCTCCGTCGCCCGCCACGGCCGGGACGCCTTCGACCACCGCGGCCAGGGCTACCGCCTGGACGTCGTGAAGGGCGAGAAGGCCGCATGGGACCGCGTGCAACGCGCATGGTCGCGGATGCCCGCTCCCATCCGTCGCGCCTGGGATTCGCAGAACGGCAACGGCGGCGAGTTCATCCCGGAACCGCTCCTCGCCTCGCCGATGTGGCAGGTGGAAGCCTACGACCCGGACGGCCTTCTCGGACTGTTCGAGACCATCACCATCAACAGCGAATCGGTTGAGCTCCCCGTGGGCACCGCCTACCCGTTCCCCTACAAGGGCGGCGGGGCAGTCGGTGACAACCCGGCCGCGCTGGCCAAGTCGAGCGTGGACACCGACAAGCTCACCCTGACCGCAAGCCCTATGTACTCGATGGTGCTGGTGCACGAAGACGCCGCCGCCGACAGCATCGTGGCCGCCTTCCCGTTCATCCGGTCGGCTATCTCGATGTCGCTCGCCATGGGCCGCCGCCTGTGCATCATGAACGGCGACACGGCCGCCAGCCATCAGGACGACCTCGCCAACTGGGACCTGCGCGGCTACTTCGGTGCGGTGGACGCCGGAAGCATCGACTACCGCCGGACCTTCAAGGGTCTTCGCGCGATGGCGCTGGACGACTCCAACGGTGTGGACCGCTCGACGCACAGTCTGACCACGCTGTTTGCCGACATCAACGCCGTCGGTGGCCCCCGGTCGGTGCCGCAGGACATGCCCGTCATCACCAGCCCCGAGGGCTACCTGACGAACTTCGTCAACCTCTCGGGCATCGTGAGCGCCAACGACTACGGCAACCGCGCCCCCATCGCCTCGGGCGAGGTCGCGAGCATCGCCGGTCACCCTATCCTGATGACCGACGCCATGCCCGCCGACCTGAACGCGTCCGGTGTGTACGACAACAGCACGACCAACCTCACCGGCTACGTCGTGTTCAACCGCCGCATGTTCCGAAACGTCATGCGCGCCGGGGCGACTGTCGCCTTGCAGAACGATATCACCATCGGCGGCACCTACCTGCGGGCTCGCCAGCGGGTCGGCTTCAAGGACATGACCAAGTCTTCGGACAAGGCCGTGCGCTACGCCTACAACATGAGCAAGTGAGGGGGTACCAATGAACTCCGAACGCATGAGCTCCGCGCTCTACATCCCCGTCGCCGCCGCCACCGCTGGCACCGCCGCCGATTTGTTCTGCGCAAACCGGACCGGCGGCAAGGCCAAGGTGGTCGCCGTCGACTTCGTGGCCGACGGCGCCGTCACCGCCAACGACACCAACTACGCGACGTTCACCGCGTCCGTGGGTGGCACGTCCATCGGCACCGTGTCGACCACCACCACCGACTCGGGCGACATCTCCGACGGCGGGGTGGCTTCGGTCGCACTGTCCGGCGCGGGCAGCAACCTCGTGGCCGACGGCGGCGCGGTCAAGGTGGCCATCACCAAGCCCGGTACCGGTGTCGCCATCGCGGGCACGGTGCAGGTCACCCTGGAGCGAGTGCGGGCCGACTGATGGTCTACGACCGCGCCATCCGGGCCACCTACCCGGCACCCGTGGCTCCCCTCGGGGCGCTTTCGGGCGGGGCGCGGTCCATTGTCGAGCGTGTCGCGTCCGGCGCGCTTGACGGTGTGCTCGGGCCGCTCCGTGACCGAGAGGTTGCCGGGGCGGCTCGGGAGTCGGTGGTGCGAGCCATCGACGACCGGACGCGCGCACTACTCGCGGAGGGATGAGACATGGGACTCGCAACGGCCGAACAGGTCCGCGCCCTCGTGCCTGGACTGTCCTCCGCAGACGACGCGACGATTGGGGTGGTCCTCGCCCGGATTGATGCGTCGTTCGCTCGCTACTGCGGGCATCCCGTCCCGGACAGCGGCGCCCACACGATGGAGGCCGCCGCCTACACGATGTATCCGGGGCGCTACGACATCGGCACCGGGGATGACCGAAACGTCCTCGTGCTGCCGTGTCCTCCTGTCCTGTCGGTGACGTCGGTGCACGTAGACCCCGACCAGACCTACGGGGCGGACACGCTCCTCGGGGCGTCCGAATACGTCGCCGACGGTCGCCGGCTTGAGCTCCTCGTGGGTGCGACGGCGGGGTGGTCGACCTCTCCGCGGGCCAACAAGGTAATCGCGTCCGCGGGCTACACGGTCGCCGACCACCCCGTGCTGACTGAAGCGGCCATCACACAGGCAGCGCACATCACGTCCAACACATCCGCCGCGGGGTCGACCTCGACCTCGACACGCGGCGGCGGCTCCCGGTCCATCGCGCCGCTTTCGCTACTCCCCGAGGTGCGCGAAATGCTCGCCCGGTACGTGCTGGCGGTGCCGTAGTGGAGCGGCTGTCGCCGGAGGAGTGGGAGCGGCGGTGCTCGTCTGCGGGTCCGCGGCTTGCTGCGGTGCTACAGCGACGGGCTACGGTCCTCGCCCTCAAGATGCAATCGCGGGCCGTGGAGAATGCGACGACGCGGCCCCGGTCGCGCTCGGGCTCCCTGCGGCGGTCCATCGCGGGGCGTGTCGTGCAGACCGGGCGCACTGTTTCAGCGGTCGACGAATCGGGTCAGGTGCAGCTCTTCGGCCGCACGGTTCAGGGGTCGCCGCTCTCGGCCATCCTCTCGGCGGGCGGGCGCACGGGCGGTCGAAACCTCATCTATGCCCGCATCCAAGACCAGGGCGGCACCATCCGCCCGGTTCGGCGCAAGTGGCTCGCCATCCCGACACCCGAGGTCAAAACGGCCGCCGGGGGCGCGGGCTACGCATCACCGCGGGACTACCCCCAGCCGCTACGATTCCAGTACCTATTTTTTGGTCTCGCGGCACTGGTAGAGCGGGTCGGCGACGAGGATGTCGTGCGGTGGTGGCTCCGCAAAAAAACCAAGGTGCCCGCGACCGGCTTTGCGCGCCGCGCGTGGTGGGACACCCGCGCCGAGATTCCCGGCACGCTCGGGGATGCTTTCAACGTCGCTTTCCGGGCGCCGGGGTCCATCGCTGGGGAGGGTAAGGCATGAGCGGCCCCACGAATCGCAACACCATCGCCACGGCGCTGACCGGCATCCTCCAAGGCATCGACGGCGCCGGAGACTACACCTACGACCTTTCGGCTACGGGGCAGGTCGAGCAGGTCGATTTGAACGGCCCGCCGCTGTCCCGTGTCCGGCCCTACGTCGCGTTCTACCTCGGGGCACGGCAGGACATCCGTAGCGGTGCGGGTGCCGACCTTTCGCAGTACGGCCAAACGCTCGCGGTTGACCTCGTGGGCGTCGTCTCCGGGGGCATCGACCCCGACGCGGCGGTGTCGGCGGGCAACGACCTCGAGGCCGACATCATCGCGGCGCTACACGGGTCGCGCAATCTCGGCGCGGCGGCGGTCCACGACCTCACGGTGTCGACCGAGGTGGTTACGGGACCGGAGCCGGACGGCCGCGCGCGGGATGTGTACGTGGTAATGTCGGTCGAGCTCTTCTGGGCGAGGTTGTAGTCATGTCCTGGTTCTCGTCTGACAGCCAATGGCGCGCACCGGTCACCGTCGACAACAACGGCGGGACTTCGCCGATTGATGTTTCTATCGCCATCCCCGGTGACTTCGGGGCGTTCTGGGGCAACGTCGACGCCAGCGGCCACAGCATCAAGGTCTGCGACTCGGACGGCTACACCGAGCTGACATGGCAGCGGCAGACGTGGAACTACGCGAACCGGCAAGCGGTCATCGAGGTCGACGGGTGGGTGCCGGACAGCACCGACGGAACGTGCGTGCTGTACCTGTACTGGGGCGAGGACAGCCCGACAGATTCGTCCGGGTCGTTCACCGCGAGCACCCCGAAGACCGGTACGGTCCTTCCGAGTCGCCCGGCACCGGGTCAGGTCATCGTCGACGCGCAGCCGCTCCCGGTCGGGCAGGATGTGCCCCGCGCGTCCTACAGCCTGTCGCCGAACGAAGATAGGTATCTCGCCTTCGACATCACCCGCCATCTGATGCGCCAGTCGGCGCCGTTCAATGGCCGGCTTGACTACGAAGAGGTCGCAGTTGTCGAGGTCGAGACCCGCACCGTGGGCGGCGCATACGCGGGCGGCAATGTCAAGGCCAACACGCGGGTGACGCAGTGGGACGGGCGCACACTTGTCTTCATGTGGGTGACCGGGTCTGCTGACAACACCGACTACGTGGACGAGGTGGAGGTCATCACGTCCACGGGTCGAGAACTCATTTTCGCGGCGGTACGAACCGCTAACACCGCT